AACCAAATCCATGTCCTTCATCCCAATCATCAGTCCATTGTTCAGCTATTTCAACTGAAGTATGAACCAATTCAGAGAATTGAACTTGTTCATCACTAATCATTTGTTTGAATGTTTCGATACTAAGGGCTCTTGATACGATACTTGAAGGGTTTACTAGGTAATTCATAATTTTACTATTTTTAAGGTTTATTGTAGTTGGATAGAGCTCTCTCACTCTCTCTAAACTACATAGTAAATATACGAAAAATAATTGGAATAAACAAGCTTTTTATGACTTATTTTTTGTAAAATTGTGATAAATTTGGTAAGTATAATTTTAAATTAGGTATTTTATCTGATACCAACTTGATTGCAATATTATTTGATTCCGAAACTGCTTTATCAATTATAGTTCCAGTAGAATCATATTGTTGTTCTATTGGTCCTGATATTCTCCACTTCAATTTAACTGCAATAAATTGTGGTTTTGAAGTATAATAATTTCTTGTTGTGTTAGATACCTCATATATAGGAGAACCCTTATCATTTATTTTTTGAACAAAATTACGCTCAATATACCCACGTTTATAATCCTTATCAGATGGACGTGGGATTATAGTCTCAATATTGTATCTAACACTAGTTTGGCCTTTAGCTATTTTTTTGTATCTATTTATATCCATATCTAACGAGTTCCTGCTTCCATATTTCTCATAGAGCCTTCAATCTTAGTACTCCATAGATTTTGTGCAATATCATGTGCAACTTGGGTAACTTGAAATACCTTTGTTTTATATTTACCAGGTAAATCTATTATATTAAATGTATCACCTACTCGTATTCCACTAATTCCATGTATTGTAAAATTGAATTTAATAGGTAATAAAGGAACATTTAAGTTTCCTAGACTAGAAGTTCCTCCTTTTAATAAACCTTCATTCATTAATTGTACCTTTTTTAATACAGCTGGATCATTCCATGAACAACATACTGCAAAATCTTCAAAAGTAACATTATTACCAGAAAATTTATCGTACCATTCTTTTGCGATATCTCTATTTGCTTCTCTATCCTGTACTTTTGGAATTATAGTTCCATTCGCTACAATATATTCATAATTAGCTTCTTTTTGTGCTTCTAACTGTTCAGCATCAGTAGGCCCTTCTTCATCATCAGTAGTAGAATTTGCTTCATTAGCTGAATTAATTGCTGCTTTTACCGAATTTAATTCTTCCAAAACTGTATCTACTGCATTAGAAAACAATCCATCTAATTTTATTTCTTTATCTTCAGAATTTGCGTTTTCAGGAGCTTTTGAAGCTGAATTTTTTGCTAATTTAGAACCAATTACTTGTCCTTTCATAGCTCCTGGTATATCAAAGTTTAGTTCAGCTGATAAGAATGGTGTTAGAGCTCCTCTTGATTGAAACTTTGCCAACCCAACAGATGAGCCCATTAATGTCATATCTCCACCAAAAGATGCATCTACTACTTGTAATTCGTTAACTCCTTTTTTCTTTCCAGCAATTTTGTTCCTTAATTCATGATTATAATATGTATCCGCATCTGTATCACCTCCTGCAGTATGTGGATTTATAGAACCTCTTGGTATTATTTGAAAGTTCCAATATAGATTAGCACCTGAAGATAATCCATTTAATAATTCATAATATACATCCTTGGTAACTAATCCTGTTTTGTCTAGTGTATCACAAAAGAAATCAAAATTAATATATAAATCTCTTAAATACCCCCAATTACCAGCTTTTGCTTTTAATGGAAGATAACTACCATCATAATCAGCTTGGTCTGTAAAGTCAAGTGCGGAATTATGTGGGAAATACGATGTTTTACTACCACCATATGATGTAGGATGAATATCAGCAGTTTGATTTTTATCAGCATCTGCAGACGTTACTAGTTCCATTCCACCCAAAGTTGGTAATGGACTTTTAAACTTCTCATCAGACCTTAGAGCTCCCAATATATCAAAGTTAGGAGCATACTTATTTGGAACATATAGATAATCTGAATCTGCTGAAAACATGTTTTTATGAGCTCTACATATAGTATTATGCCAAACTATAGTTCCACTTGATGTTGAATCAGTTTCACCACAAACTCCTGGTGCATGAGTTTGAACACCATCTTGTAAATCTAATATTGAAAACGCCAATGCTACTCTAATAAATCTCTTTTCAGTAAATAAAGGTAAATCAGAAGTAATTTCAATCGGTTCACCCTCTGTCAATATTTTAACTTTTTTTACTGTGTCAAGTAATTCTTCTCGAATTTCTTTATCCATATTAATAAAATTAATAGAATCTGTATAAAATGTATCGTTAATTTTATTTTTTAAAAATTTAGTTCGCTTTCCAGCTGGTAAATCATTAAACATTTGTGAAAAAAGTCTTTTACCAACATCCGCTTCTGCATCAACAGTCCAACTAGAGAATGTTTCACTTGATTTCTGTTTTTCCTCTTTTGTTTGAATACCTTTATGATGTTGAAGATATGCAGGTAATTCACCTATTGATGTTAGTGCTACTTGGATTTCAAATGTTTCATTAGAACCATAACTCATTCCACCACCTGTAATAACACCCAATACAGCATCATATGTTCCTTTTGATTCTTTTCTTTTAGTTTGAACTGTTTTTAAACTATTATATGAAGCTATTGCACATTTTTCTATTTTAGTTTTCTGAGATGTGCTGATGTTAGTATTTTCACCCCACTCTACTAAAACCATATTTCCTGGTTCTAAAAAGAATTCCATTATCTTTTCACATTGCCCTAATGTATAACATATAATTGTAAATGATGATTTTTTACTTAATCCTTCATTACCTTGTGATATAGAAATACTATCTATTGTTGGGGAAGGTCTAAGTCCTCTTGCATCTTCATCTGCATATACATTATTCCCTCCGCTATCTATTCCTATTCTACCACTTCTTTGAGTATTACCATATCGTTCTGCAAATGAATCACTTGGTGGTGCAGATTCTATAGATAAAAAATTTCCAAGACAAGAAGTTACTCTAATCCAAGGCATTGTTTGTGATGCTCGAAGATTATTACCAGCCTTTGCGGTGATGGTATCTAGAATTACTTGGTCAATATTGCCTAATTGTGGAAATCCCATTATAACTTTTTATTTTTTAAAATTCTGTAATATTTGAAGATAGTTAATTGGTACTCTCAATGTAGTTCCATCAGGAACAGCAAGTGCACCATCATGTACATTATTAGCTGTTGCTATAATCCACCACAATGATGTATCGGAATAAAATTGATGTGCTAAACTATCTAATCTATCTCCTTGTTGTGTTACAATATATATATCGTTATCAGATAATGGTATATTTGGATACATTCGAGAACGATAGACTACTCTACCATCATCTAATTTTTGTGTTTTGTTATTTTCGTATCTACTTGCCATAATTATATTTTAACCTTTAAGTTTACGCATACTATCAATTACATCCTCAGTACTGTTAAATGGTTCTTCTGCTGGGTTATAATGAAAATTTGATACATTTCCAGATGGATCTATCATACCATACTGTTTTCCAAACGAGTCTTTCCATGTAAAGAATATTGTATTTGGTAAATCAGTATTCTCATTATTCAACAATCCGTAATCAGATGAAATATCTGATTTTTTTACTGCTTTGAATTCTTCCTTAATAAGTCCTAAACTTACAAACATATCGGCTTGTTTGTTTGTATACTGATTCTTTGTTTCCAGTTCTTTAGATGCAACAAGTGGAGATTTACCATCAAGTTTATCCGCAGCTGCAGATTGACCTGATACTGGATCCGTAATTCCTGCTCCTTTATCAGCTAAATTTTGTTTTATATCTTTAGCTTTATCTTTTAAACTTTTAAGTGCACCCTTTGCTGCAGATTTTGCATTACCAAATGCAGAGCTTCCTTTTCCTTTTAATACAGTAACTGATGATTGTCTTTTAGTTGTTTCTTTAACTACAGTCGTTTTAGTAGGTTTACCACCTCTAGTTTTTGTGTCTAAGTCTATAGCTTCTTTATCCTCGGTACGTTTTGCATTTATATTCTTAACTGCTTCTTTAGAAATTTCCATATCATATAATCTATCTTCTGCTCCTGTCCCTTCTATAAACTTCATAGAAAGTGCAACATCTATAGTTTTTGGTAAATATCCAATACTACCATCTATTTCCCAATTTGATTCATCAGGTATTGTATAAGTTAATGAATCTACAAGTACTTCTCTGTCTACATACATATCACCCAATCTGAATGTTATAATTGGAGGAGTTGTTAATCCTGCACCAATTGTTGGGTAGGTATACGATGTTAATATTTTTAATTTTTCCCATATAATACCCAATTCAACAGGAGATGCTGCCATTAATTTAATATTGAAAGCTAAACTTCTCTCAACACCATCATACATGTGAAATGAATATGGATTACCTACAAATTTATTAGAACTCCAAGAAGGAGTAGATGTTTCCGTTAAACCACTAATTGTAGCTCTAAATACAACAGGTTTTTCTGCACCTATTTTTTTAAACCATAATGGGATGAAATCTTTAATTGGGTCAGCTGAACCAACTTTCATGAAAGCATTATCTTCCATTGTATAATCATCCGATGGTGATACTGTGTTTATACCATCACCTTTACCGAGTTTATAATCTTTAATCATTAGGTTTTGAGGGCCATCTGATTTTGTGTACGGTTCTATTCCACTTTTTGTTTTATCTTTACTAGTTGGATCATGTTTATTAAATCCAAGGCCTTGCATTCCGTATGTACGACCAACTCTATCTCCTTCTTTTCTTTTTATACCATAAATGGGAGAAACTGTTTGTAGTTTTATTCCTGGCTCTTTCTTAGTTCCTCCTAGTTTTGTATTTTTTTCTAATTCCTTTAATGTGGTAACTATTCTATCAGCTTGTCTTACACTAGAATATGTATTATCGTTAGAAGTAGATTCTACTGCATAAGTTAAATTAGCCCCATTACTTGCATCTCCTGCACCTTCACCAAATAAAGCACCTCTTATAACATCCTTAGCTACACCTAATCCTTTTCCAAGAGCTTGTTTACCAATTGTTGTTGGGTTTCCTCCTCCTGTATCTTTTAAAAACTTACCTACTAATGTTCCATTTGGTCCATATGCATCTAATGTAACAGGATCAGTAGATTTTAAATCTTTAAATTCAGGTTTACCTATTAATCTAGTTGGTATTGCATTTGTAGGAATTCCTAATTTATCATTTACAAAATCTCTTGCTTTTTTAATTTTTCCACCAATCAATCCACCATCACCTGTAGATCCTCCAACATCGGATGTCATTTCCTCAACAGCAGGTGTTGAACGATTTGCAATACGTATGGCTTCATTACCATATATAAGTGGATTATTTACATCTACTAAAGATTTAATACGAATTCCTGATGTTTCTTGTTCTATGAAAGTTTCAGAATCTTTTTTAACTGCACCTTCTGCTGAACTTCCACCTGGAAATAATAATTCTTTATTTTTAAATAGTTCTATTATAGTAGGCATAATTTATTAAGCTCTGTTTAATTTAAATTTATTCACTGCACTTCGTTCTCCTCGGTCCATAACTATATTGGTAACTTTATCTTTATCTAAGTAAATATCTCTCTGTGATGTGGTTGCTTGTATTAATTGGTCCATCTTACTTAACATATTGGTTTCATATTCACTCATAGAACCTTCTTCCAATGCACCAGTTTCTTCACCACCACCACTTGTTCCACCAAGTCCGAAGAAAGAAGCTAGTTCTATAATTGGTCCTGATATTGCTGCTATTCCTCCCAATACTATTAATCCAGGTAATCCAGCTAAACCTAAAAAGGCCATGGATAATCCTAATCCCATTAGTGCACCTGATAATCCTAATAGTGCAAGTGATAACATACCAATCGGTCCAATTATTGCAACTAATCCACCTAATGATGTCATTATAGTAGATAGTCCTAAACCAACTGCTTGCATTCCTGTTCCTAATACATTAAATGCAACTCCTAACAACATAGTAGCTAATCCAATACCCATCATAACAGGTACTGCAACTAAACCACTTATTCCTAGTGCTAATAAACTACTAGCTAGTCCCATAAATGCCATTGCCAATCCAGCAATTGCTATTACTTTTTCTAAAGTTATTACTGATAAAACAGAAGATAATCCCGTAGCAAATGTACTCATATTTTCACTCATGGATGCAACTGCAGTTCCAACTACGGTAAGTGCAGCTCCTAACATACTCACTCCTACTCCGACTAACATCATTGCATATCCCAATCCTAATAATCCTGGTAATGCAATCATTGATGTAACTGCTAAAACTCCCAATGCAGCTCCTAATCCTAAAAGAGAATATGCAAATAAACCAACAAGTGCTACTTGTGTGAAAGTTATACCTGCCATGAATGTGGATAATGTAGGTAATAAAGTTGCGAATCCTTGTGCGGCTAACTGTATTCCTTTACCCATCATCATTGCTCCTGCTCCGATTAATGCAAAACTTAAACCCAATCCAACACCCATTCCAATTAAAGCTGCTAAACCAAGTGCACCTACTCCACTAGCCATTGCCGTTCCTAATGCAATCAATGCCGGTATTAAAGCATATATTCCAGCTGCTGCTATTGGTGCAGCTACTCCCATCAATAACATTCCAACTGAACCTGGAATCATTAAAATAAATCCTAATGCGGCTAAACTAAGAGCAAGTATTCCAGGGAATGCTTTACTCAACCCTTTAAACCCTTGACCCAATGCTTTTAATCCCAATCCAGCTCCTACTCCTAAAAGTGAAACTCCCAACATACCAGGAAGACCGGCTATTATTGCCACAAATCCTAATGCAGTTGGTATTAAGTTAAGTGCTCCGAAGAGAACTTTTGCATTACCCATTGCTTTTAATCCACTAGCAAGACTCTTTAATGATTTACCAGCTCCTCCACCTTTTGTTGCTGCCTTTGTTTCTGGAACTTTTACTTTATCAGCTAAACTAGATGTTGCTTTATCTGTTACCGCAGATGCAGCTTTTCCTCCGAAGAATCCTGCTACTTTCTGAGCTCCTGCTTTAACTATATTTTTCAACCATGCTGCAGATGATTTTACCATACCACCCATATCAAGTCCAAGTGATTTGAATCCTGTTCCTAATTGACCTGAGGCAGTAACCATACCACCCAATCCTTTAAGACCAGTTCCAAGGTATTTATTCATTCCCGTGTTAAGGACTTCTGAAAATACTGAAAACTTATCTTTTACTATACTACTCAATTGACCAGCATTTTCCATTTTAGTGTTCATCTTCTGCAATTCTGCAACAGATACACCTAATAAATCAGCTGTTTGTTTCTTTTGGTAGTAATCCATTTTATTGAATGCCGCTACACCACCAAGTTGTTTAAGAGTTTCTTTTGTTGCTCCTGTTATATCACCACTATATGCAAGTTCTCTTGCTTTGTTAAGATTAATGTTTTTACCTAACATTGCACCTAATTCTAATTCCTTAGTAATAGATGATTCGAAATCAAGTAATCCATCGGCTATACCACTAATTGTGGACATATTAACACCTAATTTTGCAGCATATCCAGCAGCTTCTAATATATTATTACCACCATCTTTACCAAATAATGCAAACTCTTCAGTTGAATTTGCTAAATCACCCATTAATTGGGCTGGAATGATTCCATTTTGTTTTGCAAATTCTTGAGAGGTTTTTGACATATCTAATGCCACATCAGTTGAATTTCCATTCAACATTGAAAATGCATTTACTAACTTAACTGCCTCACCACCACTAATACCCATGTTGGAAGACATTAAACCTACACTTGCTTGTAATTCAAACGTTGCTTTGTTTGTATCACCAAGTGCTGCACTTAAATCTTTAGCGTTTTGTACTGCATCACCAAATACTAATGATAATACACCAGCCTTTCTTGCAACACCATCTGTTTGGAACATTGAAGTTCCCAATTCTGTATTGGCTTCTCCTATCTTACCAACAACTACACCCAGACCTGATATTAAACCACCTACAGCTCCTGTTATGTTTCCATATAGAGTTTTAACGGTCATCAATGTACCTTTAATAGTTTTCTTTACACCTTCAAGTACATCATGTTGAGATTGTATTAAATCTTTTTGTTCAGAGCTCATGTTAGCGTAACTATTTGCTAAACCATTCTGTTCTTTTAAGGATTGGATAATTTTAGTATTTCCATGTAGAGAAGTGCCAAGAGATTTCATCTGGCCATCATACTCGTTTGTAAGAGCTTTTCTACCTTCAACATCATCTGCACCTAATTGTGCAATACTTCTATTAAGTTCTTGAACTTTAGTTATAGATGCAATCTGTTCTTTATTGAGATCACCTACCTTTCCTGAGATAGTATTTTTTTCTGCAGCTAATGCTAAACCTTCTTTTTGCATTTGGTTTAGACCACCATACATAGAACCCATTGACTTGATAGAGCTTTCTTCACCTTTCAATGCATCTAACTTTTCTTGTCTAAGTTCTGATATTTCTTTTCTAAGTTCTTTTTGTTTTGAAATGAGAGATTCTAACTGCTTTTGTTCTTTTTCAGTTAGCGCAATAGATTTCTTCTGAAGTTCAATCTTTTCAGCTTGTATCTTCTTAGCTTCTTTTAATATCTCAGCATCATTTCTTGCCATTATAGTCTATTCCTAAGTTATGTTATTTACTATAATCAGCGAAAAGTTTATCCAACTCACGCTTTTCTTTTTCGATTTGTTTCATCTTATCGAGTACTACTTTAGGCATACCAGCTTTTTTAGCTTTATCTAAATGTCTCTTTGTAGTATTGTTTTTAACACCATCAAAGAAGTCTCCGACAAATTTACTAATACCCAATCCCTCGTTTATTGTTTTTTTAGCCATTTTGATTATTCTATATATTTGTTCTTATATAAATATAAGACAAAAAAAAAGTGAGGAAGTATTACCTCCTCACATTTACATTTGGACTTCGTCCTCCCTTTTTCTTGGAAGACTTATCATGTTCTTCTTTTTCTTTTTTCTTTGATTCTAATAACTTTTTGAAATAGAAATTCCTCCAATGGATTGGCATGAAGTAAACTTCTGACCAAGTAAATCCGTTACCATAGTTAACCATTTCCCAAATCTGAGAATGTAGTTGGATACTATAATCATTCGGAAGGGTAAAAAAACCCTATCCCAAATGGGATGTCAAGTGCCTCCTGCTCACCGGTTACATCTGATACAAAGTTGAATGTTAAATCCAAATCAGGTGTAAACTCTTGTATGTACTTCCTAAGAGCTCTTGAATCTCTAGCAAGTAAACTGTTTTTTACGAAATTATTAATATATGCTCTATCCTCATTACCATCCACATCTTGAATCATGTATCGTAATCGAGTTGTAACATCTTGTGATACTACATCACCTTTAGTTAATCTATTTAATGCTTGTATTTCAGCATTAATATCTTGTTCATCTTTATGTGTTAGTAATCTAAATATAATTTTTTTCTTACCAAGTGGTAAATCAAACTCATATCTGTTTTCTGAATTTAGATTCTCATCAGATACTTCTTTAACTTGAACTTTAGAAAGGTCTATGTTAACTTTTTGTTTTTCTCCTGATGTTGGGTCTGTCATCTCTACTTGATAATCCTTACCATATCCTAAGATACGTGTTGCTAATAAGATAGCATTCTTATCACCAATGAATATATCACCCACATTAACACCAGCATCTACAACCACCGATTCGAATAATTTATCAAGTACCACTCCCTTTTTAATAAGGTTCTGTGATGCTAATATATCTTCTTCTTTAGCTGTCATATACTTTATTTCAACTGTACCCTTTGAAAGAGGGTTTGATTCGGGATAAAGTTTACCCTTAGATGGAAGATCTATTACTTCCGTTGGAAAATCGTATTTTGCCATAACTTCTTTATTGTTTTGTTCGTATATAAATATATAACTTTTAAAAAACGAGAAAAAAAAAGGCTCTCACTAAGAGAACCTTTTTACTAAAATATATTTAACTTAGTTTATTAGAATTCTAAGATAGCGTAATCATAAGATAATGTTAACGTGATTTCTGCTGGGTCATTTGAACTCCAATCTAAATCATTAAACACTGCGTTATTGATAAATGCACCTTTAAGAGTCCATTGTTCAATCTTATCACCAACTGGTCCTAACATATAGATTTGTACATCTTTCTTATAGAAATCTGCATATCCATCTCTACCTGTAATAGATTCGTGTGATGTTCTCACCCATTCCATTACTGCTTGAGCTCCACTTGGAACGATTGGGTCAAATAATGTAATCTCTACATCTTGCCATTCTCCCTTACCTTTTAATTTACGTTTAACGTTAATGTGGTCTAGGGTTATAGTTTCAAACTGAATTGAAGGTCTATTTGCTGTTTTTATTAAGTATGAAGGTATACCATCGATTTCCATGATGAAACGATTTTTCATCTTTGGTTCGAAATTGGTATAAAACATATCGTTAAATTCTAATACTTCTGCCATGTTGTTTTTCTCCTATTATATTAATAAATATATAGATTTTTAGTTTTTAATTAATTATGCCGTAAAAGATGCTCCAGTTGGTAAAATATTAAAGTCTAACACGATGAATTCAGCAGTTTTAGTTGGTTGTAAGAAAATCTGTCCAGCCAATATATTTCTGTCGATTACATCTGGTGTGTTATTACTTTCGTCCATTACCACTCTAAATGCATATAATCCTTGTCTTTGTTGTATTCCTTCTAAATAAGGATTCACAGTATTTAAGAATTTACCTCTTGTTGTAGAAGTATTTTGTTCAAATACTAAGTATCTTGATGTTGAAGCAATATACTTCTTAACTTTAATCATCAATCGTCTAACATTGATTCTATCAAGTGCTGATGCTTTATCTTGAAGAGTCTTTTGTCCAAATGCTACGATACCTTCTCCAGGGAACTGAGCGATTGGATTAATTTTTCCTTCATATAATTCATCTCTTTCAGCATGTGTTAATCTGTTTAATACAGATATAGCACCTACTATACCACCTCTATTTAAACCTGCAGGTGCAAACCATTCGGCTGCAACTGCATCGTTAGAAGCATATATCCCAGGCATCAATACTGATGGTGGAACTGAAATTAACTTGTTAGTTCTTGAATCGATTGTTTTAACCCATGGGTAGTATGTACCTACGTAGTTAGAATCAATTGCGGCTCCTTGTTCGATTGCTTGTGATATTGTATCACCTGCACCAGTCGTATCACCAATGAAGAAACAATCTTCTCTAGCTTCACACATATCAACTGCTTTATCAAATACATATGAGTGATGTCTTCTTACGATTCCAGGTACAGATACCAAGTTGATATCAAAATCATCTGGGTTAGATACTGCTGCAATTGCTTTCACATATGCAACTGAACCTACTGCAGTTGAAGTTGATAAGTTGAACCCTTGTGAGTTACCACTTGATATATCAGCTCCTAAATCGATAGATATTGTTGGGTCTATTCCATCAAATCCACCTTGGAAACCTACTGAGAATTGTCTTTTGTTCATATCAGATGAAAGTGAACCGGTAAGTTCAAATCCAAATGCCTTAGTTCCTCCAACTACACTTACTGTTCCATCAAATGCAAATACTGTGTTTCCACCTTGTGTTGCTGATGTAGGTATTGGAGATAGGTAATTGTTGTTATCTATCTTAACTTGTGCAGTTTCTAAATCAATACCACTAAATGATACATTTTTAGAAGATGTGTTAGCATCAGAACCGGTATTAAATAATACTGATGGTATAATTGATTCACCTAATCCGTGTGCACCAATATTACCAACAAAAATTGGGTTGTAATACTTATCGTGTCCAAATGGTCCTGCAACGATAGGGTGAGCTCCCTCTGCAACACATTCTACTCTTACGAATTTAGAACGGTTAGGGTAATCACCATTTTCAGTTTGTTTTCCATTTGAATCAATAACTAAGTTTCTATCACCAATTACTTTTTTAATGTAATTAGGAGAAGCTGGGTCTAAGTTTAAGTTATTATATGTTTCTAATACTGATTTTCTTTTATCAGTATCTTTATATCCTCTAATCATTAATGAGAAAGTAGAATAATCGGTTGCATTTGATGAACCGGCTGCTTTTACATTAAATATAGATATTTTGTATTCTTTATTATAAACAGTACCATCACCTATTGTGTGTAATTTGAAAAGTCTGTGTCTTTCTCCAGATACCAATTGTGATTGTATCCATGGAGTAGAAGAATGTTGCATATTACTAGTTAATGCTTGGTCTGCCAATGTAATTAAAGATACTTGTGTTTGTCCACTTACAACTGCATCAGCTGATGCTTTCTCAAAGTAGTTATATGCGTATCCATCTTTAGTTCCTCTTGGGTTAATTCCAAACACATCACCTATATCATTTCCATCTGCAGGATTAATAGAAGCTGATATTGCAGATTCTCCTACAAGTGTAATTGAAAAAGCGGATGCTGATACGGATGCAACTAGTGCACTACCTGCCAATGTTCCACTTCCACGATGTGTTTCAAATAATGTTCCCAATACTTGACTGTTACTTGCATCATCAACGCTTACTATAGCGACTGGTGCTGTTTGTGTATAACCACCTTGATGACCCACACGAACAATAGTTACTGTTCCTGCTTCTCTAAGATAGTTTTGTACGGTATATCCTGTATAGTATGAACCATCAGGTGTACCGAAAATTTGTTCGAATTCCGATTGGGTGTTAACAATAGTTGGTACGAATGCTGGTCCTTTGTGAAAAGGTCCTATTACAGCTGCTCCGATTTCGCCAACTCCTTGTGATAAGAAAGAAAGGTCATTTTCTCTCGTAAAAACCCCAGGTGATACAATTTTTTCTGCCATGTTATTTACTCCTTGTTATATTGTGTTGAATGTTGATACTCTTATATAAGTATAATCTAATTTATCTAAAAACCAATTTATGATTGTTCTTCCTTAGTAACTTTTGAATCTTTTTCTACTGGTGTAAATATATTGGTTTCAGGATCAAAATTTCCATCACCATATACATCATTTAAACCTTTAAACATACTCTGTTCTTTCTCTACTAATGCTGAGTGTTGATTTAATAAATCTTGTTCAACTACTTCAAGTTCATCGATTCTTCTTTTCTTTTCGATTTGTAATTGTCCCAATCTTGTAAATACATTTGCAACATCTTGTCTTAAATCGGTTATCGATTGTACTTCTTCTTTTGTAAACTTAAGTGCTTTCGCCATCTTTTTTTATTTTTGTGAATTGTTATGTAATATATATAAATATATAGATTTTTCTCAAACGTTAAATTTATTTCTAACTAACTGTAAATGTTAGTACACTTGAGTAGGGACTCAATAACCCATTTGTTGAGTATTGTCTTACTCTTGCATATCTAGTACCAGTTCCAATATCAAATGAATCTCCTATTTCTGTGGTTTGTAAAAATACGTTTGACCACAATGTTTCACTAATCAATGGAGAAGAAAAATCTGCATTATTATCTATTTGTACATCATATACATTATTTGTACCATCTCCTGTCCAAGATAATTTAAGAGTAGCATTTGTCCATACTAATGATGTTGGTGCACTACCACCTGTTTCATCCGAATGTGAATTTCCTCCTTTATTATGAGTTATATACCCATTAACTAAATATGTATCATTTGTTTCAACATCGATTGATACTATTTCTCTCGTTTGATTTACAGCAACAATAGAAGTAACATCAACTTCAGTAATATTACCCGAAACTTCTTTAATTAATTTATCGTCTGTATCGATGTTCATCATTTCTTTGAATCTATATTCACCATCAGCTCCATCTTTAACTAACATTGGGTGTTCTGCAGTTGCAGTTACCTCCCCATCGTTTATGTTATAATGTCTACTAGCAAATGAATATACTAAGTTTTCAACAGATACATCTTCTGCAGTTGTTGTTAATGAACTAGCTGACCAATCTAAAAATGTACTTTCATCCGTTCCCAATCCTCCGATTGAAAATCCTCTCAACTCATCCCCTTCTTCTAAATCTCCAACTTCTATAATAGTACCATCTGATAATGTTACAGGTGAATCGGTAGTTAAACACAATGCTGCTGAGTTTCCATCATATGAATCTACTGCATAAACAGTTTTTGGTATATCCGTATTGTATCTTGTTGCGTGGTCATTAAAACCATCATTAAATTTTCCATTAAGTGTATGTGATTGTGCTCCTAATAAGGTTGTTTGTGAACTTGCTCCTTGTGGGTTTATTGAACCAACTGTAATTACTGCACTTAAATCTTGATTTGCAGCAATACTTAAAAAACCAGCAGTATTTGCATTAGAATTGAAAGTTGGAGTTACTGACCAAGTAAAGTTTTGATATCTTGAAGATATCTGATTAAACTTAGAACCTGCTCCTGAGAAAGTCATATTATATGTTTCATTAGTAGCTTCTACTGCATATGTAAATCCTCCCAAAGTTGAATTTACTGCATCAATTGCATAATCATCTAACTTTACAATAGTTCCTGCAGAACTATTAATTGCGTTTAATGATACATTCGAACTTTGTGTAATTCCACGTGCTCCTGCTAAACCATTTAAACTAAGTGTATCTCCTGAACTTCTTGCCATGTTGTTGTTTCCTATATATTATAAATATAAACTAATTCGTCTATCCACTTATCCTTATTTGTGAAATTTTCTTTCATATATGATTTTAAAGATAAGAACCATTGATTCTTTTCTTCATAAGGAGTATCTATTAACTCTCTATAAATATCACCAAATTCTTTTTTAGATGATGCACGGTAAGGATAATTAAAATCTTTACACCAAGTCTTGTGTAAAATTGGTAATTTACCATAATCTACTGATTCAAATATAC